AAACGCAGGGCGCAGATTTGGCTCTGTGAGCGGGTTCATTTTTTGAGTGGGGGCGCGGATATTGCGGCGCGGTTGTCTCTGTGAAGGAAATTTCGCTGAGGGTTGTGGTTTTACCTCTAGCTATATAGCCAAGTATACAGACCGCAATCAAGCTCAAACCAGCCGAGGGTGAGAAATCGTGAAAACTGAACCTAAAGAAATCACGCCTGCGCCTGCTCTTCCGGCCCGATGGGTGAAGGTCAGAGCAGAGGTCATCGCCAAACTCGGGGAGCCTTCGCTTTTGGATGTTGAGCTGGTGGATCAAATGATCGTGAACCTCGTGGAAGCTGAGACTGCTTTGAGGGTCGCTGCTCAGGAGCCTTACACCGCAGGCAGCCGGGATCAGCTTACCGAACACCCAGGATTTCGTCTGGCCGCTCGATGCGAAGCGACCGCCCTGGCTATCGCAACCAAACTAGGAGTGATCGGTGCCGTCAGAGCTTCAGTCGAAGACGAAGAAGACGAAAAGCCGCAAGGTGTCGAAGACGAGCTTGCCGAAATCCGAGCGAGAAAAGCCGGATGAGCTTTCGACCTTTGAGCGGTTTTGCTCTCAGGTAATCCTGCCAAGCGGTGAGGCTATGACGCTGGAGCCCTTCCAGCAGCAGCTGCTCACTGACTACTTCGAAGGCGTGAGGGAAACCCTCATCTTGATTCCAAAGAAGAATGGGAAATCAAGCCTTCTGGCTGTGCTTTCGCTTTACCACCTGCTGACCACTCCCGACGCGGCCTGCTATCTCGGAGCATCTTCAAGGGAGCAGGCCAAGATCATGTTTGACGAGGCGGTGAAGATAATCCGCCGAACTCCCTGGCTGACTGAACGCTCAGGCAAATACGGGGATGGACTGCTTCAGATCCAAGACGGCTACAAGCGCATTTTGAACACTGCCGACTCTGGAGCCATGAAGGTATTGGCCGCAGATGCCAACACCGCAGACGGTGTTATTCCAACGCTGGCTTTGGTCGACGAGCTCCACCGCCACAAGACTTCTGACCTGTATGCGGTCTTTCGTGATGGGCTGGGACCACGCAAGGGCCAGATGATTACGATTTCCACTGCCGGTGATGACCTTGACTCACCGCTGGGGCGGATTCGCTCAGACGCTCGCAAGCTGCCGGGCTTGACCAGTGATGGTGCCTACCACTACGCCCGCTCAGGCTCGCTGGCCTATCACGAATATGCGCTAGAGCCAACTGCTGACCGCAACAACCTTGAGCTGGTCAAAAAGGCAAACCCCGCCAGCTGGCAGACAATGGAGGAGCTGGAGATTCGCCAAGAGTCTTCAACCATGCGCTCATGGGAGTGGGCCCGCTTTGCCTGCGGTGTCTGGGTTTATGGCGAAGACACAGCGATAACTGACACCGAGTGGCGCGGCTGCGCTGATCGAAAAGCCCGCATTCCAGACGGGGCGCAAGGCGTGATGGTCGGCATTGATGTTGGACTCAGGCGAGACACCACCGCGATTGTGCCGGTGTGGCAGGAGAGTGAAGAGGCCCAGATTGTGGTTCACCCACCCGCGATCATTAGCCCGCCAGATGAAGGCGCAACAACCTTCAAAACCATTCTGGCTGCCATTGAGAAGTTCGGAGCCAAGTGGTCTGACATGACGGTGGTGATCGACCCTAATGCTGGCGGTGAGATCCTTGCCGACCGCATCGAGAATGACCTGGGCTTTGATGTGGTCATTCATTCGCAGCAGCCGCAGCCAATGGCCATGGCAGCCCAGCGGCTGGTTTCGGCAATCGGAGAAGGCCGGCTGATTCACCCAGATGATTCCGAGCTAAACCGCCATGTGCTCTCAGCCACCGCCAAAACGGTTGGCGAGTCCTGGCGCTTTGACAAATCAAAGAAGCGCAATGTGCCAAACGATGGCGTGATTGCGCTGGCCATGGCCGTCAGCCAAGTGGTCGCACCTACTAACGCACCCAGTGTCTACGAAGAGAGAGAGATGGTGGTTTTGTGACATACCTATTCTTCGCGGGCCTTGCCTGTGTAGTTGCTGGATTCGCTTGGATCTTCCCGCCAGCTGGCCTGATTGCCGCTGGACTTTTTGCCGTTGTCATCGCCCTGAAGGTAGGTGAAGAGGCTTGAGCTTCCTAGACCGATTGCGCGGTGAAACGCGCTCAGCTCAGCTCGCAGCGCCACCAACATGGCTCATGGAGGCACTGAACCCTGGCGGCTCGCTGATTGGCAAGCCGGTTTCTGTTCAAAACGCTCTCGGGCTGGTGCCCATTTATTCAGCAGTCCAGCTCATCTCAGGCACGGTTGCCACGATGCCGCTGAAGGTCTACAGAACCGTCAACGGTGAAACCACCGAAACCACCGGCCCAATGTCTGACCTGCTCCACTATCAGCCAAACCCAGAGATGGCAGCTGAAGAACTCTGGAGCATTGTGACCTCCCACCTGCTGCTCTGGGGCAATGCCTTCCTTTACAAAAAGCCGGGCCCGCTTGGAGTCTCTGAGCTTTGGCCCATCTCACCGAGGCGGGTTTCTGTTGCTCGAATCAACACGCAGCGGGTGTTCTATGTGGACGGCAAAACCTTTTCTGAGACTGAGATTCTCCAGATCCGTGGGCTTTCCGAAGATGGGCTGGTTGGATATTCGCCAATCCAAGTCAACAAGCAGGCGATTGCCAACGCCCTTGCCCAGCAGCGGTTCGTGGCTGAGTTCCTGAATGAAGGCGGCAGGCCGTCAGTCATCTTGCGCCATCCGAACCAGCTTTCAACGGATGCGGCCAAGCGGCTGAAGGCATCATGGGAGTCAGTTGGCTCAGGCGGGACTGCCGTGCTGGAAGAAGGCGTGGAGGTTGAGAAGTGGACGATGCCCCTGGCCGACGCTCAGTTTGTCGAGCAGCAGCAGTTCTCAGACTTGCGGATTGCTCAGATGTTCAACCTGCCGCCATCGAAGCTGGGTGCCAAGTCCGGTGACTCGCTGACCTACTCAACCACTGAGCAGCAGGCCAAAGCCTTCCTGACTGATTGCCTGAATCCCATTCTTGTCCGCATTGAAAACTCACTGCGGCGTGACGCAGACATTCTTCCTGTCGATTACCAGGCCGAGTTCCTTGTTGAAGGAATCCTGCGGCCCGATACCAAAACCCGCTTCGAGGCTTACAAGGTCGCACTCGAAGCTGGGTTCATGACAATCGACGAGGTTCGACTCAAGGAGAACCTTCCCACGTTAGGAGAAACGCAAAATGAGACCGAGTGACCCACCGGCACCTCGCGGCCTCTGCGAGATTCGCGGCCTTGAGCTGCGTGACGCTGAACCCGATCCAGACACTGGCGCAAACCGCTGGGAGTTCGTAGGACATGCTGCCGTCTTTGACTCACTCTCAGAGAACCTGGGGGGCTTCCGTGAAGTAATCAAGCGCGGAGCCTTCAAGGAAGTTCTGACCGATGACGTGCGGCTGCTGGTCAATCACGACCCGAACATGCCGCTGGCACGTGGCGAGCAGCTGGAGCTCACCGAAGATCCGACTGGGCTTCAGGTTAGGGCGATGATTCGTGAGGATCTTTCCTACGCCCGTGACCTTCGGATCAACCTGGAGGAAGGCAACGTCACGCAGATGAGCTTTGCCTTCGGCTCCGATGTGGAGGACGATTGGACCGAGGACGCGGACGGGCTGCTGGTGCGGACCATCAAGCGGTTCGGTTCACTGTTTGACGTTTCTCCCGTGACCTACCCGGCATACCCCGCGACTGACGCGGCGATTCGGGCGATCAACAGACTTGGCAGAGGTGACATGAACATCTCTGCCGAAGAGTGGAACGCGATTGACGCATTCCGCAGCACGCCGACTGAGGTGGACACAGAAGCACGCGACGATAAGGCTGACTCTCCAGAGCTTGTCGATGAGGTCGCTGTGTCTGAAGAGAGTACGGAAGTCGCAGACGACGAACGCGGAGCAGGTCTGACGACCGTGGCCGCATCACGTCGCATCTCACTACTGGCCAACAGAGCCAGGTCATAACAAAGCAATCCGAAAGGAGAAACGCGATGAGCGTTTCCATAATCGAAGACCTTCGCGCACGGCGCAAGGGACTTCTGGACGAGATGCGAAGCATCCAGTCCGCAGCCGAGGCCGCTGACCGCGACCTCACAGCAGAAGAGGCACAGGAGTTTGGGCGGCGCGAAAGTGATTTCGATGCCATCTCAGAGCGGGTTGACCGTCTTGAGAAGCTCGAAGGACTCGCAGTTGACAGCCACCGGGCGAACCCGGCGATGGTTGACTCTGACTCTGAGCCGACCGTTTCCGTCGATCCGGCTGAGCAGCGTGAAGTCGAGATCCGCGCCTTCGAGAACGTCCTGCGTAACAAGGGCGACCTCAGCAAGCTGGCCAAGGAAGAGCGTGCCGCTCTCCAGGTCGGCACTGACTCAGAAGGTGGCTTCACCGTTCCTGACGCTTTCCTGCGCCAGATCGTTGAGTCCATGCGTGAGTTCGGTGTCATCAACGCCCTCGCCACCCACATCACCACGGGTGACAACGGCCAGCTGACCATCCCGACTGTTGCCTCCAACTCAACCGCAGCGTGGACCGCTGAAGAGGCCGCATTCACCCAGGCAGAAGGCACCTTCGGTCAGATCGTGCTCAACGCCTACAAGGTCGGTGTCATCTCCAAGATCAGCGACGAGCTGATTCAGGACAGCGCCTTCGACCTGCTGAGCTGGCTCGCCAAGGATCACGGCGAAGCTCTCGGGCTCAAGACCGGCGAGGCTTACGCCACCGGCGCTTCCAACTCGACCACCACCCCGAAGGGTCTGCTCAACAGGGCGACTGCTGGAGTGACCACTGCGGTCAACACCGGCTTCACCGCTGACGAGCTCATTGACCTGGTTCATTCGGTGACCTCGCCTTACCGGGCGAACGCCTCGTGGATCATCAACGATGCGACGGTCAAGATCGTCCGCAAGTTCCAGGACCAGGATGACCAGTACATCTGGCAGCCGGGACTCCAGGCCGGTACGCCTGACCTGCTGCTTGGCAGGCCGGTATACACCGACCCGCACGTGGACACGGTTGCGGCGACCAAGAAGGTTGCCATCTTCGGTGACATCGAGAAGGGCTACATCATCCGCGACGTGGAAGGTGTGACCGTGAAGGTGCTCAACGAGCTCTACGCAGCCGCCGGCCAGGTCGGATTCCGCACCTCGCTGCGGACTGACGGCGATGTTCGTGACACCGCTGCTGTGAAGTCGCTGGTCATCAAGACCTGATCGACGCTCACTAGGACTAGGACGGGGGGCACCAGCCCCCCGTCCGAATCCTTTACAGACTGGAGCTCCAAGTGAAGATACGCATGAACACAGACTTTGGAACCGTGGATAAGAACTACCACGCAGGGCAGGAAGTAGACGCAGACAAGGAAGAGGCCGTGGCGCTGATTGAAGCCGGCTACGCTGAACCAGTCGGTGCGGCACCGGCCAAACGCGCAGCGACTCGGAAGGCTCCAGCCTCCAAGTCTGACAAGTAGAAATGGCCTTCGTTCCTAGAGCCTGGGAGAACTGGCCCTCGCGGGAAACCCCGCTGGACGAGTTCAACCTGAATGACTTTGAGGACCGGATTGAATCCGCGTTTGATGAGATCGAGCTGACCCCAGGGCCAGCAGGAGCGACCGGAGCCACCGGCCCTAGCGGTCCTTCTGGGGCAGGGGGAGCAACCGGGCCAAGCGGAGCCGCAGGCGCAACCGGCGCAACCGGCCCTAGCGGACCCACAGGACTTACCGGGGCGACAGGACCATCTGGCGTAACCGGGGCAGCAGGCGCAGATGGTGCCACCGGACCCACAGGAGTTACAGGCGCAACCGGACCAGCCGGAGCTACAGGACCAACTGGTGTGACTGGCGCAGCGGGTCCAAGCGGACCATCGGGACCAGCGGGCATCGCAGGAGCCACGGGACCGAGCGGACCCACAGGACTTACAGGCGCAACGGGACCGACAGGAGTAACCGGGGCTACCGGAGCGGCGGGAGCAAGCGGAACACCGGGTACGGCAGGAGCCACCGGACCCAGCGGCCCATCCGGTCCTGCGGGGGGCAGCGGCACACTTACCTTTGACTACGGACCCCCGACTGATCCCGGCTCATCCGGTGATTACTACATCGAGATTGACGGCTCACCACTCTTTGATATTTGGACCTATGACGGTACTGATTGGGTTGATTCGGGCATATCCTTTATTGCCTTCCCCGTTCCTCCGGGCGGCAGCACAGGCGAGGTTCTGGCAAAGGTTGATGCCGATGACTGGAATCTTGAATGGGTAGCGGCAGGCGGCGGTCCTTCTGGTCCTAGCGGTCCATCGGGACCAAGCGGCCCGGCAGGTAGCACCGGAGCAACGGGAGCAACTGGTCCTATTGTAGATGCGACCAACCTCTCAGATACTTCGATATCGGTAAACTCTACTTCCGCCCAGACGATTGCCACTTTTATACCGAATACTGCTTTAGCTTCAGGGAAGGCAATCGAAACAGAAGTAAAGGGATACCTGATAAACAACTCTGGGGCCGCAAGGACTTATGTATTCACCCTCGTAGTTGATGGAGTCACTTACCTGACCCACACCGATGGCGCGACTCTCACAAACTCAGCCACAAACTTTTCGATTGTGGAAATATCTGCCGCCATTGTCACTCATTCTTCAGGCAGCGCCTATTTGCAGATGAGTATCAATCGCTACGCTCCTACTGCCGCAAATGCGAGACAGGCTATCGCCACGACTACATCAGGAGCGATTTATGCTTTGACAACAAATGACTTGACAGGCACTCCGACAATTCAAATAACTTGTCACGGCCAGAACACTACAGCTACGCAGACATTCCGGCGTAGGTTCCAGAAGAGCATCGTCATCTAGGTTCGGAACCTCGTAAAGGATCATCCAATCATGAGATTCCACCTTCCAGCACTACCGGGGCAGCCAATCACAAAGGCTAACTCGACTTGCGCCTTCACGCAGAAGGTGAGGAAGTTCGCTGACATGATGGTGCCACGGGGCCATGAGGTAAATGTCTACGGCGATCCGCAGCACGATTCGCTTGGCGATCATGTGGCTTGCTACCCAGAGACAGCACCCCCGGCCTTTAGCCCGGAGGCTTGGGAAGAATACAACCGGAGCGCAGCCGCAGCAATCGCAGAAAGAGCAGAGCCGGGCGATATTCTCGGGCTTATCGGAGGCATATGCCAAGAGAGTTTGATGGCCTCATTGCCCTTCATGTACCCCGTAGAGTTCGGCATTGGCTACGGTGGGAGCTTCGCACCGTTCCGAATCTTCGAGTCCGTAGCGTGGCAACACACCACCTACGGACAACAGCGCGGCACTAACAGCGCAGATGGCAGCTTTTACCACGCCGTGATCCCGGCCTACTTCGACCCGGACGAACACCCCAGGCACGAAGGCAAAGAGGACTACCTGCTCTACATCGGCAGGCTGGAAGAGCGCAAGGGCGTAGGAATCGCTGAGTCCGTGGCGCAGAAGCTTGGCAAGCGGCTCATCCTCGCCGGCGCGGGACCGCATCAGCCCACATACGGTGAAGCCATAGGCGTAGTCGGACCTGAAGAACGGGCGCGGCTTATGTCACAGGCAGAGGCAGTGCTGATGCCCACCACCTACATTGAGCCATTCGGCTTCGTAGCGGTCGAGGCCCAGCTCGCAGGCACCCCACCGATCACGACGGACTGGGGAGCCTTCACCGAAACCGTCCAGCACAACGTAACCGGCTTCCGTTGTCACACCCTGGGGGAGTTCTGCGAAGCAGTACGACGGGCACCGGAGCTCAACGGCGACCAGCTCAGGCAATCTGCCATTGACCGCTACAGCTACGACGCCGTTGCCCCGCAGTACGAGACTTACTTCGACCGCCTTACCACGCTTGGCGGTGACGGCTGGCACTCCGACCATGTACCGCAGGGCTTCTGATGAGCGACCGCTACCCACGCCCAGGGCTGTTCCCCGGAGCCAACATCTTCCCGAACCTGCCAGACCGACCCCGCTCAGGCGCAAGGCCGGACGCAACCGTGTCCATCCCGAACTTGACAGACAGCACAAGCAGGGCAACCACGCCCGACATTTACACACCGACGCAAGTAGGCACGGACTCAGACTGGAAAGCCGTATCGGGCAATGTTCACGTTCAGGCAATCAAGGGCTGATGCGCTTTCACCTTCCAGCACTACCGGGCAAGAATCACTGCCGCTAGCAGCAGGGCGACCTTCGCAAGAACTTAGGAGGCCACATGCTCTTCCCAGAAATCCGGCTCTATCCAAGCTCCCAGCTGTACCCAGGGATGCCGCTGCCCCGTACTCCCACGACGGCAGTATTTACACCCGACGCATCCAGAGGAATCCCGCAGGCTGACGACATGCTTGCGGCAATGGCCGCGCTGCTCTCACAGACCCAGCCGGCTTCCGGCGATTCGGACGCGCTGCCGCAGGCCGACGCTTCGCAAAGTCTTGTCACTTCCATCTCTACCCGTTCGGATATTGACAGCCGAACATCGGAGGCTCTGATTCTTGGCTGATTACACGCTCAAACAAAACGACACATTTCCACCTCTTCGCATTCAGCTGCGGCAGGGCTCACCGCTTGTGCCGGTGGATCTGACCGAGGCTGAGGAGGTCATCCTTCACCTGGTCAAGTCAGACAACTCAGTGCGGATTGCCACTGACCCCTGCGAGATTGACGACGCAGAAGAAGGCTGGATATCGTGGACCCCGGCAACGGGCGATACGGCCTTTCCCGGCACCTACAACGCTGAGGCTGACATTGACTGGGGAGCTGGGCAGAATCAGACCATCCCTAACACGGGCTACCTCTCCATTGTCATTGAACCTTCGCTTGACGCAGAGGAAGTCTGATGAGTCACATCATCATTTCCGAGCCGGACAACGAGTTCACCGAGGCGGCGCTGGTCACGGTCGAAGAGGTCGAAGCATTCATTGCTGACATTGGGCTCACGGATCTTGACGAGCCAGTGATTGAAAGCGCACGTGACACCGCCACCGCTCGGCTGGAAGATGCCTGCGGTGTCGCCTTCACTGAGCGCGAGCGGCAGGAAATCGCCTTCGGTCGAAATGACATAGCTCTGCTGGAGATGCCACGGGTGCTCCAGGTGCTCGAAGTTGACAACGAGGAAGTCAACGAAGGCCCATACCCAGACGGCCTGATTCCGCTTGACGATGGCAAGCATTCAGTGCTCTATCGCCACGGCTGGGAAGTTACACCGCTGCCGATCAAGCGAGCGGTGCTGCTGCTGACCCGCCACTACCTGACCATTGACCCGACTGACTTTGACGAGCGGGCCACTTCCAAGACAACCGAGATGGCCGCATGGTCGCTTGTCACGCCAGGAGTCAGGGGCGCAATCTTCCCGATTCCCGAGGTCAACCAGATCGTCAGTGACTACGCCTACGCCACGCCAGTCGTATGAGCGCAGTCCCCACAATCGAGAACCATCTGGAGGAAGTGCTGATTGAGGCGCTAGAGGACGAGCCGACCAAAGTGGTCTACGGCTACACCGAGGCCAAGGAGCTCGTGGCGATCTTCGGCGCAGACTTTGAGCGGAGCTTTCGGCTGCTTGGACCGCAGGAGGTTCCGCTTGAAGAGTCATTCCAGATAGAGCTGATCGTGGAGGCGATCACGCCATCTGGGAGGGACATGAAACCAGCTGCCGCGAGGTGCTGGGAAATCTTCGCAATCGTTGACGCTGCTGTTCGCGGCGATCATCACCTGGATGGAGTCTCATGGGATGCCCGCCTGACTAAAGGCACGCGGGAGTTTTTCCAGACAGACAAAGGCCAGGGCTGTCGAATAAGGACAACGCTCACGGGCACGGCCCGTATCTAACGAAAGGAGCGACCGTGAAGGTTCGCTACGAAGAAGGGCCGGACTCGTTGCTAATCGCTGAAGTCGGCATCAAGGCTGACTGCGGCGAGGCTGTCGAAGTTCCGGCTGAGATCGGAGCCAAGCTCGTTGAGCAGGGCTGGATCGAAGTCAAGACCACTGCTAAGAAGAAGGAGAACGTCTGATGCCGCACGGATCAGGACTTGATGCCCAGCTCGGCATCGGCAACGAAACAACCTACGGAACGAGGGTGGCACCCACCACCTACCTGCCGTTTGAGAGCGAGAGCCTTGCGCTCACGCAGGAGTACATCGCCAACCAGCCGCTCATGGCCGGAGTCATGGTTCAGCCTTCTGGCTACCACGTCAGCTCCACTCGTTCGGTTGAAGGCTCAGTCGAGATGCTGCTTCACGACCGGGGAATGGGCAAGCTGTTCAACCTGCTCACCGGCTCGGCTGTCACATCTGTCACACCCAGCGGCGCGACGAACGCCCGCACACAGACGTTTCCGATTGGTCTGACCTCTCCGGTCGGCAAGTCAGTCTCGTTTCAGGTAGGCAGGCCCGACACCACCGGCACCGTTCGTCCATTCGACTACGCCGGCGCGAAGATCACTGAAGCCACCATCTCCATCGAAGCAGGCGAAGCGGCAACGCTGAACCTGAGTATCGACGGACGCGACGAGCAGACCAGTCAGACGCTCGGCACTCCGACCTACTCGGCATCCGCGAAGCCCTACGGCTTCAAGGACTGGTCGATCACAGTAGGTGGATCGGCTCAGGCCAATGTTCGCTCGCTGACCATCACGGTTCCGCTGAACATGTCCACCGACCGCTACCACCTGGGCAACTCCGGTGTCAAGGATGAGCCGCTGCTGAACGCTCAGAGTGAGCTGGCAATCTCAGCCACGCTGGAGTTCGCTTCACTGGCCGATCACACCCGGTTCAGGAACGAGTCGCTGGTGGCCCTGGTCGCCCGCGCACGGAACACCCTCATCGAGGGTTCGTCCTACTTCCAGACCGAGATCACAGTACCGGCTGCCAAGCAGATCAGCTCCAGCCCGGTTGTCGCCGGACCCGACCTCATCACTTCCGAGGTTGAGTTCCGCGCACTGTGGAACGGCACGGATGCCCCCATGACCATCGTGAACACGAATACGGACACCGCTCTGTAGCGATGGCCTATCGCCCGCACAGCACGGGTGACGGTTCTGCCCCCGCTCGACCAAAGAGCGGGGGCGGGGCCAGTCGTGATCGTGCCATCCAGATCGTCGGGCTGGCACAGTTCCGGCGCGATCTGAAGAAGATTGACGAAGGACTCGCAAAGGAGCTCACAAAGTACCTGCGAGAGATCGGAAAGAAAACGCAGGGTGAGGCCAAGAAGCTCACGCCCATTGGCAAGCCGTACCAGTCCAAAGGCAAGAAGCACCGGCCTGGGACTCTTCAGCGTTCAATCCGCCTGTCTGTCAAGGCCAGGCAAATGTCTTTGTATTCCGATCTTCCCTACGCACCCGCGCACGAATGGGGCGCAAGGGGCCAGGCGGACGGTCGGATCAGGCCACGGGCCGAGTTCGGCGTGCCGCCTATGACCATCCCGCGCTCTCAGATGCTCGGGAAGGCTGTGCTCAGGCGCAGGCCGGAGATGGAGCAGGAACTCATGGACATGGTTGACCACCTTGCCCGCATCAACGGCTTTGACGACTGACTAGAGATTTCCAAAACGTGCCGGCCCCCGTCGTCTCGACAGGGCGGGGGCTCGGCACGACTGTTGAGAACTGTCGAATGAAAGTGAGTCACAAATGAAAACACTGAACGCAGCCACTGATCTGTTCGATCCGATTGAGGTTGATCTGTGGGGTCCGAAGTTTTCCGTACGCCAGCCCACCAGGGCGGTTGAGCGGAAGGTAGAGGAAGCCTTCAAGAATCTGGAGGCGCTTGACGATGAGGCAGGCGAGGACGCGGCGCTCGAGGCACTGGCTGAGCTGCTGGACGTTCTGCTTGAGCCAATCGGTGACGAGGACGGCAAGAAGATTCACGCCAAGACCGTCGTGCGCCAGAAGTACAAGGCCGACGAAATCGGCTACGGGCATGTTGAGATGCTGTTCGAGCGCATCTCTGCGCTTCGTTCAGAACGCCCTACCTGAGCAGGAGCGAGCGGCAGGAGTATTTCCTGCTGCGTCGCTACTGCGGTTTGTCCGTAGCGGAGGCCGAAAACCTTGCGCTGTGGGAACTTGAACTTCTCCTGGACGGAATACGCCAGGAGCTATCTGGAGGTGACTGATGGCGGCAAGACGCTCACGCGCTCTTGAGATCATTATGGGCATGGACACATCTGGCGTTAGCGCCGGAATGCGTCGTGTCACGAAAGAGACTGGCGGGTTGTCGAAGTCCGCTGGTGTCGGATCTAGGGCAACTGATCGTCTGCGGTCATCGTTTTTAGGTGCGGCTGCCGCTGCTGGAGGTGCGGTGGCCGCATACTTGTCTGTGGCACAGGCAAAACAGGCAATCGTCACAACGCAGGAGCTGGCCCTGGCGACGATGGGGCTGGAGCGGAACCTTGGCATGGCTACGAAGGAGGCTTCACGCTGGGCTGCCGTAACGAGAGCCAGGGGCGTTGACTCCAAAGCCCTGACGATGGGCTTCACTTCACTTTCCAAAGCCGTTGAGGGTGCGAAGGCCGGCACCGAATCTTCCCTGAAGCCCTTTGCTGCGCTTGGCATCACGCAGGCCGACCTGACAAAGACCGGCGGCAACTTCTCGAAGCAGATTCTGCTGGTCGCTGACGCGCTCGGCAAGGCTGAAGGTTCATCCACCAGGCAGGCCGCAGCTTCCAAGATTCTCGGACGGGGCTATCAGACCATTCTTCCGATGTTCTCAAAGGGCGCAGCCGGACTTCAGGAGCAGCTGCGGTGGGCTGATGAGTTCGGCGCGACGATGGGCGGCGACACCGTAGACGCAATGAGCGACTTCACCAACGCACAGCGACGGGCGGAGGTCGCTGGCATGGGGCTCCAGATTGCGTTTGCTAAACATGCCACGCCTGCCATTACTGCCGCGCTCGACAAGTTCGGTGAGTTTGTCAAGATCATCAACTCAGGCGAGCTGACACGGGCACAGAAACTGACCAGGCTCCGTGGTGAGTTCCAGAAACTTCAGCAGGACGTTGTGAAACTCGTGACCGACCTTGCCCCGCAGATAGCGCAAGGCGCGGGCGAGATCGGAGTGGCGCTGGCCAAAGGCATCGGGAAAGCCTTTATGGAAACCGGCCTGCTCGGGAAGGTGGCCCTGACAGCCTTTGTGCTGCGGTCATTCGGTGGAGTCGCTGCGATAGCTGCGGCGGGCAAAGTCTTTGGCACTATCTTCGGCGGGGCTGCCGCCACTGGCGCGGCTGGTGGATTGGCTGGTGGTGCTGCGGGGGGGGCTGGTGCCGCTGGTGCCGCTGGTGCCGCTGCTGCCGCTGGTGGATTGCTAAGCAAGGTCAAGAGTTTTGCCAAAACTGGAGCAGCGGTAACGGCACTGTTCGGCGGGCTTGAAATAGCCAACGCTGCCTTCAATCGAAGCGGGGGAGATGTACTCAGCCGTTTGGATGAGATTGACAACAGGGGCAAGGGTGTGCTGGGCACGATGTCACGAGCTTTGGGTGGCGGCGACGGGGGGCCGCTGGAGTTTCTCAATCAAGGAGGACTCTCACAGCAGGGTGACATTGCTCACGACCTGAAAGACACGCTGAACGAAATCGGCACCGCGAATAGGGAGCGGTATCAGGTGCTGAAGGGCCAAGCTAATTCACTAGCTGAGCAGCTCGACCTAACTAGGAAACAACGGAATGAAATACAAAACATCATCGGTGCGTCAAGGGTCGGCAGGCAGAATCAGCAAGCAGCAAGTATTCAGAGCGGCATGGAAACGATTAGCTCTGGTCAGCTGATCGGTCCCGACCTTCGGGCAGTAGTAGATCGTCAACTTCAGAGCATCTCCCAGACCTACAACAGATATACCCCGCAGTGGCGTAGCGCAGTGGAAGGGACTCTCAACGCTCAGATCCAAGCGACCCGAGATGCCTACTCAAAGGGCGGCAAGCTCACCCGCGAAGGCATCAAGCGCATTCAAGACATTATCGCCAGACGGCAAAAGCTCATGGCTTCAGGCGATCCAGTCGGCATCGCCCGTGGCATTGCTAATGGATGGACGAAAGCCCGTTCGGTCAACCAAGTCAACATCCGTGGATTCATCCAGCGGCTGAACAAGATGACACCAGCGGCCAGGCAGACCGCTGGAGCATCCATGCTGGCCTACGCCCGTGAGCTCGACGCGAAAGGCAAGCTGCCTGACGGCACACTTCAGAAGCTCCGGTCCAAGTTCATCCGGCGCTTTGGACCCGACATGTGGCGCAAGATCCAGCAGGGCGCAGCCAGCGGACTTTCAGGCGTTGACAAGACGGCAAAGGACACCGGCAATAAGTTTGACGAAATGGCGAGCTCAGCGGTCAAGGCTCACAACCGCATCAAGCGGTCGGCATCATCGGTGCCGGGACCAGTCCGCACGGCTTACCAGTCGCTGGCAAACAGCGCGAACACCGCAGCGGATGCGTTCGGCTCCAATCAGAAGGTGAGCCTTTCCTTCCGTCGTGGTGGCGAACTCTCTCAGCCTGGTTCCAAGAGGCTCGTGCCGGCTGCCGTGTCGCCCGGTGAGCTGATTTCTTACAAGAGCCGTGAGATGTATGTGCCGGGACGACCCGAGCCACGCGACTCAGTGCTGATGTACCTGCCGATTGGGGCGAAGGTATTTACCTCAGACGGTCAGCGACGCTTGGCATCAGGTGCTTCCGAGACTGAGGCGCTACGCAGGCAGGCTCCACATTTCGGTGGCGGCGGCATGGTTGGCAATCTGCCCAGCCCGAAGCTAAGCGGAGGCGCTCGGGTTCCCACCGCCACAGGCCAGGCCGCGATTGACCGTGGCAAGTCACAAGCCCAGAAGTGGATCGAGCGCCTGAAGCCCAGCCTTCAAGGTATGGAGAAGCTGGCTGCCAAGTTCGGCCTCGACACGACCTCTGGCTATCGCGCAGGTGATGACGGCTACCACGGCGTGAACCGCGCAAGGGACTTCTCCAACTCAGACGGACCCACGGCAGAGATGTTCAAGTTTGCCAACTACGTAGGCACCAACTTTGGGCAGCACCTGCTGGAGCTGATCTATACCCCGCTGGGCTGGGCAATCAAGAACGGTGCCAGGACTGCTCCCTATGCCGAGGCTGACCATTTCGATCACGTCCACGTAGCACTACGCAACGGCGGCAAGGTCACATCCAAGTCACCGATGAAGAACAGAAAGCAGTGGGGTCCAAACCAGCTCCACACACTGGCATCCGCTGTCGGCATGTCTAACCCTGGGCTCATGACTCAGATTGCCCAGGCCGAGTCCGGTGGCAACGCGAAGCTCAACAACGCTGGCCTGAACTCTGACGGCTCTGTGGACTACGGCCTCTGGCAGATCAACAGCATTCACGGCAAGCCAGTCTCAGGGATGCTGAACCCGATCCAGAATGCGCTCTATGCCAAGGAGATTCTCAACCGTGAGGGAATCGGCGCATGGTCTGCCTACAACAACGGGCGCTATTCAGGGTTTTCCGGCGGCAGGTTTGACAAGGAGTTCTATTGGGATCTGATCTACTCAGACGAGGCGCAGGACAAGGCCAAGGGTGGAGCCCGTAGGAAGGTCCGGCGTGCCAACGCTGTCGGCAAGAGGTTCAAGGAAAACGGTGGCAAGCCCGGCACCCGTGGCAAGGTCAAGGCTGCGATCAAGGCAGCCAAGCAATCACTGAGGCTCGCAAGAGCAGGCAACGTCGGTGGCGCTGGAAGGGCCGGCAGGAAAGCAACCGGGCTCACCAAGCAGGCCGGCGCTGGCATCGGTCAGGCCGCACCAGACAACGCTCCAGCCAACGCTCCAACAAGACCGAGCGCATCTAGCTTCAAGGGGCTGCCTGGCTTCAAGAATCTGCCGGAAAGCATCAAGAAGCTGCTGACCATGCCTGGCCTCTCGATGGAGGACAAGGTTGCCATCTACGAAAGGGCAGCCACCATTGCCGAGGGCACTGCTGGCAGCGCAGACGATGATGCGGTGCGCTCTGGCCAGCTGGCGCTTCAGACCGGCATTCGCAACAACGCGCTGAAGACAGCCAGGCGCACATCCAACTTCCTGAAGAACTACTCAGCAGAGGAACGGGCTAGGGACAGGGCAACTGTCAAGAATAAGAACGCATCAAAGGCTGCCCGCAAAGCGGCTCGGGCAAGACTCAACAGGCTCGGGAGCTCACCGGAAACCCGCACCAATGCGCTGACCACGGCTGCCAGTGCTGAGTCTGAAATCGCCACATTGAAGGGCGGCTCAGAAGCATCGGTTGACCTGGCTACTGCGATGAAGGAACTGGCCGAGGCCATCAAGGAGCAGAACCAGCTCCAATCATCTGTTCAAGCCACATCCTCCCGTGAGGCACTGCGGATGCTGTCTGACGTTATCTCAGGCCAGATCGTCGGCAAGCGCACTTCTGTCACTCAACCCTTAGGAGTCCGTTACTGATGGCACTTGAAACCCTGACGCTGACACCACCTACGGGATCAGCCATTGCTCTCAACGACGGCACGAAATGGGGCATGGAAGTTCTCGAGCTGGGCAACCCAGAACGTCGAGAGGATCTGGTTTCTTCCCTTGACGCTGACGGGGCTGTGCCTGCCAGGGTGTCGCCAAAGGGAACCCGCGAGGTCACGGCAAGGATCAGGCTGCTGGATGCGGCCAACATGAACGCGGCGCTCAACTCAATCGCCGCTGTCGAGAAGGTGCTGGAGTCAGCCGAGCGGCTGGCCGCAGGTGATTGGACGAACCCTGTGACGGATCTGGTGCGGCTGGTCTACACGCCCGCCGGCGCAACGCAGTCTTACTCGCTGATTGTGCTGACGGCAGAGATCACCGACCTGCCGAAAACCCTTGACGGCGAATCTGCGGGCTGGTTTATCAACCGGCCCGTGGTCACGCTCAGGTTTGTATGTGACCCGTTCGCTTACGGCACCACAGGCACTACGCCTTTCACGACCAGCTTCCTAGATGCCACCACATCCGGCACACCGTTCGCCGCTATCGCTACGGTGGCAGGCGGCGCAGGCGAGGTTTCACCCTGGCTGCGGCTCAAGCTCAAAGACGTAGCCTCACCGAACCGTGTCCGCTCTCGGGTGATTGTCGGAATCAAGGAGGGCGAGGCTTCAACGGCTGCCAATGTAGCCACATCCGCCATGACCCTAGTGGCCGGATCACTGGCTTCCGGTGTCATCACAACGACCTCGACCGTGTGGACGGTTTCAGCATCGCTGCCTTCTCAGAGCAGGACCGGCGCATTCAAGGTCTACCTCTCAGAAGCCACGTCATCGAGCGCGACCGGCGGCTCTGTCCGGCTGACATGGGCTGAGTCTGGTGGCTCACGGCGCACTAACCCTTCAGCCACCGTCAACAACTCAGGAGTGACGGATGCCTACCTGGGGGAAGTGCTCACGGGCAGCTCGTGGACAGGCTGGATTGAAACCACTGGCACCGTGTCTTTCAAGGACTTAGTGCTGGTGCCTGCGGATTCAGTCGTGGAGATCACCGGCCCGGCAGCTGGCAAGCAGCTCAACGGAGCGGTGACGCTTCGAGATTCGCTAAGTGTCCTGATTTCCAGAGAGCTCAACGCGAAGAGCTTTGACCTTGGCAGCGGCTCCTGGTCAACTGTGGCAAGCGGCTGGACGGTTTCCTCTTCTGGCGCAACACGCACACCAGTTTCAATGAGCACACCCGTCATCGCCACCGCAGGCACTGGCAATCCGATTGACCTTGACCTGCGCTGGCAATCAGAAACCCTCAGACCGTCCAATGGTGTCTCACTCGGCACGGGCGGACTTCTGACAGGGGCTGTGGCTCGCTATGTGGATTCCAATAACTTTGCCTGGGCTGGGTGGATCAACGACGGCACGGGACTACATTTCAACGCCCGGCCCTATCTTCAGAAGCGAGTAGGTGGCACCTACAAAACACTGTGGGCAGGTGAGGTCGTTCCGTCCGCACTTTCGGGATTTACCGCTGACTGGAATATTCAGATGACCGCAGACGGGCGCTGGTATATCGAAGTTGCCTTCGGGGGCGCATCTCAGTATGCGTCAGGCCAGGACGCTGACCTGGCTTCTGGCGCAACGCTAGGCAATGTTTCAAGCGCCAAGGTCGGACTGATTGACCAGTACAGCCTTTCGACACCGACTATGGAGCGCAAGCTGCGGGACTTCCGCGTTTCGTCTTTGGTCGGTGTCACGCCACCACCAATCCCGGCAGGCGACACCCTCACGCTGTCAGGGCCAAAGATGGTGAACACCTCCGGTGCGGAGTACCCCTACATTGGCTCATCGGGCATCCAGATCAGGCCCGGTGCCAACAACAATCTGACCGTGATGACGCGGCGCTCTTCCGGCCTGCTGACTTCTGGCAACGGCACGACCGATCCTCTGGACATTGACATTGACGGATACCCCCGGTTTCTGTCGGTGCCGAACGCATAATGAGCGCGGCTGACCTAAATGCGGAGATCCGGCTGCCGTCCGGTGAGGTCATCCGCTGGGACTCGGCATCACCGGATGCGGGCAACCGTCCGCTCTCGCCATCGTTTGACACGGAATCAGGACGCGGTTTCTCCAGCGGTTCGGTTGTGCTTCGCAGGCCGACCGAACGAGATTACCCAGAGCTGGGACTTCTCAACGAGCTGACGCTGCGCTCAGGCACAGGCCGGATTGTCTACCAGGGACGGGCTCAGGGCATTCCAGTATCCGACCAGTTCTCACTTGACTGTGACGGTTGGATGAGCCACGGCGAGCAGCGGGAAATCACCGACTTCATCATTGACCGGGACGTTTCCGCCTGGGGCTCAGTCACGACTGCCCGCAAAGCTCTCAACGCTTCGACCATTCCGCAGGAAGCCGATTACAGCGTAGAGACAAAAACTGGATCGGTCATCTTCACCGGCTCAACCGGCAAGGTCATTCCTGCCAACTCTCAGTCTGAAGCGGCCTACCGCGCACCGTCTGGCACATCCATATCCGCGCTGGCCTACAACGGCTCACGGACGAACACGACGAACGTGGCGACTTCAACGGTGTCTGCTACCAACGAGGATCAGATAACAGGCTCGACCACATCGAACCTGACGCTCGACAGCACGGCACGGACAATCAACTTCACCGGCTCGCCAAAGGCGCTAGTGCTGACGGTCAAGGCTTCGACCCAGCACACGCCATCAGCCGCGTTGCCTTTCAGCCAGACCATGACCGCAGCGGTTTACGGGCAGCATGGCGTGCCGATCACTACCCGCGACGACGGCATGACGGGTTTCACCGCATCAGATGCCATCCGCTACCTTGCCAACCGATACTGCCCGCAGTGGATCACCACCGGAATACAGCCGACCAGCTACCTGATTCCGCACGCAGTCTGGCGGGAGCCGACGACCCCGGCTGACGCGATCCGCCAGCTCAACGGATACCACCTGTGGAAGCTCGGAGTCTGGGAGGACCGGATGCTGGACTTCTCACCGTATGACCTATCCGTGGCTGACTGGCAAGTGGCATCAGGCGTGGACGGCGTGCGAGTCGAATACCAAGGCGACACGACCGAGAACCTCTACAACGGAGTGGCCGTGTCTTTCACCGACGTAACGACCAATGAACAAAAGCGGCTGACTCCCGACGATGCCAGCGGACTCAGGGACAATGCCGAGTGGATTGCGGCCAACCAGTGGGGAGATCAGGCTTGGCTGAATATCGACGTGTCCTGGCCTGTGCCCCCAGATGACGCGGTTGAGATTGGAGCCGTCGCTTTGGCAAATGCTAACCAGGCCCGGCGACCTTCGACGATCACCGTGCCGGCCTATGTCAAAGACATTCACGGCCACCGCTGGCCCAGCTCTTATGTCAGAGCAGATCAAACCGTCCTGGTCACAAACCAGCACACGCCCGTGCCGCGTCTAATAACCAGAACTTCGTGGTCGGACCACTCCCTGACGATCACCACTGACAATGCCATTGACACAATGGAAGCCTTCAATCAGCGGGTTTCAGGCGCACTGTCGGCAAGGGGAATCATATGACCCCCGGCGATATTCACACCATCCTTGTCGAGCTGGGGCGCATCGCCACGAAGCTCGACGCACAGCAGGAGGCGCTGACGGAGATCCGCAGCGAAGTCAAAAAAACCAACGGGCGAGTGACCGAGCTCGAAGGCAGGGAGCAGGTTGACAAGGCGCTCATCAACCAGCGCCAGCAGCGCGACCAGCAGCACCGCGAGCAGATTGCCCGCTGGGTGGCACCGGCGGTCATCGGCTTTCTGGTTGTCATCGGTAGTGCCGCGACGGTGGCACTGCTGAATCTGGACAAGCTCTAACAACAGGAGGGCCAAATGGCCGCACCACTCTCCACTCTGCGGAACAAACTGCGGAGGCGCAAGTCTGCCCGCGAACGGCAGGCCAAGCTCTACCGCAAGAACCGCCGGCGCGGACACGCCAAGGCCGTCCGCACGCACAACGGCGCGATTGCCAAGCTGCGGAAGCTCATCAAGCGGGCAGTGCTTCGCAGGCCAGAGTCGGGAACGGGCCCGTGGCAGGGCTGCCAGTCCATCGCCACCAACGAGATCATTCCGATTGGCCGCAAGTGGGGCATCCCGGTCACATCGAGGAAACGCAGCGAGACTTACGGCAACCCGTCAAGCGATCATTACTTTGGGAACACCAACGCTTATGCGGTGGACTTCGGCACCGACTCCAACTACGCCTTCGGTGCGGCCATAGGCGATGCGCTCGGAGTGCCTTACAACGGCGCAGGCGACGATTACGCTGAGCACATCATCAGCCGGGCAGGGCGGCAGTTCCGCATCCAGATCATCTGCGGCACACACGGCACCGGCCCACACACCCACGTCGGAATCAGGCGAGTCTGATGCTGACCAAGCTCAGGCAAAAGCTCAAGCAGCGCATCCGCTCACGCAATCGCCAGGTGGGAAAGTGGGAACAGACCAAGGCACCCGGTCACGCCAAAGCAGCCAGGGGCCATGTTCGCGCCATTCGCAAGCTGAGGCGCATCATCCGTCGAAAGACCGACGCATCAAACGCAACCCTCTCTAACAAGGGAGCCGCTTTCATCTCATCGTTTGAGGGTTTCTTCTCGAAGCCTTACAACGATCCGGTCGGCTACGCCACGGTGGGCTACGGGCATCTGCTCGGATACCGGCCAGTCAACGACGCTGACCGGCAGGGAGTCTGGATCAAGGGCCAAGACAAACCGGGACAGCTCACAGAGCGAGAGGCCCGGCAGCTGCTGCGCCAGAAGGTCGCTGCCGACTATGCGCCTGCGGTCAAGGCGCTGTTCGACAAAGGCGGGCCGCTCGAGGGCCAGTTCACTCAGGAGTTTTTTGACGGGCTGGTTTCGTTTGCCTTCAATCTCGGACCCGGCGCAGTCACACCCGGCACACCCGGCTTTGAGACTGTCGGCAAAGCCATCGACTCTGGCAACCGTCGAGCCATTGCCAGTGCCTTGCTGCTCTATCACAAGGCCGGCGGCTCTGCTTTGCCAGGGCTGACCCGCCGACGCAGGGCTGAGAATCGTCTAATCAGAACCGGGAACTACTCAACAGAGTTCCCCTGATGGACCCCGTGCTTCTCGTGTTTGTCCTAGTGCTGATGGTCGCCAGTCATATCTCGAAAGGAAACCCGTGAGATCAATACTCAGAGCTTTCTACATTGAGCCAACCGTTGTGCTGCTCACTGCCAATGCCGTAGTAGCGGCCTTAGCTGCTGAGGGAATCATCGCCGGTTGGATCTCCGTAGTGGTCATCGCAGCCACTGCTCCAATCCTTCGCCACTTTGTCGAGCCGGTAGGAAGGCGCTCTGGCCGGTAAGCAGTCACTGGTTTTCGAGAGCCTGGACCTGGACGCGGTTGAAGCCCGCGTGCTGGAGTCGGGCATCGTCACGACCGCCACAGAGGTCGGTGTCTCGCCTGCTGGTCTGCGGAACAAGCTGCTGCGGGAAGGCAGAGCGACCAAGATAGGAGCGCCAGTCCCTAAAGGCGCTCAGACCTTGACTGTTGACGTAGAGAAGGGCGCGGATCTGAGCCCCGAGAAGCTGCTCAAGCGCGTCGGGCTTGACCCCGAGGGCTGGCGCGTCACCAATGTCAAGGCGCGTGAGGGAACCTGGGGAAGCCCCGACGCACCTAACGAGCAGATCAGGCTGGAGATTTCCGCTCAGCCGATACTCGGAGGGCTGAAGCTGCCAGAGCTCAAGGGCTGGAAGCCGCTGCCGAAACCAAAGCCCCGAGAGACAACCGGACCCACGACTGCCGTTGTCTGCGGCGACCATCACGCCCCGCACCACGACAAGACACTTCACCGGCTGTTTTGTACGTTCCTCGCAGAAGAGCAGCCGGATCTGATCGAGATCAACGGCGACCTGCTGGACTTCGCTGACATATCCCGCCACCGGCAGATGCCAAAGCAGGGACCAGGCGGGGAGTACCCCTTCACCAACACGGTCAACGAGTGCCTCCAGTCGGGCTTCAACCTTCTGCTCGATTACCGCACGGCCTGCCCTGATGCTCAGATCCGGCTCAAGTTCGGCAATCACGACATGCGGCTGTATTACGCACTGGTGGACAACCTCAAAGGGCTCTACGACATCACTGTTGCCAATGAAGATACGCCGGCACTGTCACTGAGGAATCTGCTCAGGCTGGACGAGCTTCACGTCGAGCTGGTGGAGAAGGATTGGGACAAGGCCAAGACCCGCATCGGCAAGCGGCTCACCGCCCTTCACGGCTACTCGACCACCAAGAACCCCGGCGGCAAGATGCTCACCGAGCTTTCGGGCTCAACCCTTCAGGGCCACAGCCACCGGATGTCTCTGCTCTACAGGACAGCGCACGACCCAGACGACGGAACCGAAACCCGGCTGGCCGGCGAGTGCGGCTGTATGTGTGAGATTGAGGACGGCCTCGGATATGCGAACTGCCCCGACTGGCAGCAGGGAGCCATGCTGGTCAAGACATGGCCGGACGATGATTTCACCGTGGCACCGATTGTCTACCTGCCGGGGCGATTGCTTCTGCCAGACGGAAGGCGATACGCATGAGCCATTGCCGCTGCGAGCGACCCAGCCTGAATGACCGCAGACCAGACTTCTGCCGCAGGTGCGGTGTCAAGCACAACAGGCGCATCCTCTCCAGCGACACGACTCTGGCCGAGTTCCAGGCTGAGGTGGCAAAGCTGCCGGGCGTAACGCCTGGCATCTTCACTGACTCATTCCGCAGGGAGCGAGCCGGGCGGGTTGAGTTCGGCCTGAAGTATCTGGGGCGAGACAACTGCGCCGAAGGACTCGAAGAGGCAGCGGACGGCTTCAACTATGCCTGCTTTGCTTGGCTGAATGATCGGCGAGCTGGCACAGAAGCGATTGACCCCGAGCTGCTGACTGCGGCGCATCACTTCGCACTGGCGCACGCTGCTCTTGAGCGGAAGCGGCGGCAGTGAGATGGCAGCCAGCTACCAGTGCGGCAGTTGCCACACCTGCTGGCCGTACTCGCCAAAGTATTCCAAGTGCCCTGAGTGTCAGCGTCCCTGTATGACCTGCTCAGTTCCCCGTCCGCTGACTATCGCCCAGGCGATAGACCGCCTGCGGAACCTGGCCTTCATTCGTTACTGCGCTCAAAGAGAACAGCAGCGCACCGAGCTCGGGCATCTGTCACCGGAAGAGTTAGGCAGGCAGGAGGCCGCTGCCATCATTGAGCAGGCCCGGCAGATCAGCGCACTTCCCGAGACATGAGCAGGGGAGCGCAGGTCAGGGGCATCCAGAGGGAGCGCGACCTAGCCAACCAGCTTCGAGAGGAAGGCTGGTTTGTGCTGAGGGCGGCAGGATCACACGGGGAGGCCGACCTGATTGCCCTCCATGTCGGCAGGGAGCCGCGCATGATTGAAGTGAAGTCAACGACTCGCGGCCCGTTCGCAGGCTTTCCGCCGGCTGATAGGCGGCACCTGCTGGAATCAGCAAGCCAGGCCGGTGCTCAACCGTGGCTGGTCTGGTGGCCGAAGCGAAGCAAGCCGCAGTGGATTCCACCGAACGAATGGCCTGCTATCAAGTCGTGAAGCAGTCCGTGATCTGTCCGTACAGCCCGTCACTCGAAAGAGCGGCGGGTTTTTTTGTGGGCAATCCCTAATCAGAGGTCAAAAGGATTCAGTGCCATCTTCTATGAGCTGGCGCAGCTCCCTCAGAGCGGTCATGGTTTCGTTTCTGGCCTCCTTCATCTGCTCGACGGCATCTTCCTGAGCGGTCCTGATTTCTCGGAGTTCCTCGAGCACCTCGCGCTGCTCGACAGGTTCCTCGCCGGTCAAAATCCACGAGGCATCCAGACTCAAAAACTCAGCCAACGCGAGAAGGTTGGTGCCCTTTGGCTCATCACGATCAGCAACCCAGTTGCCTACCGACTGAGCGGAGACTCCACAGTGGGTCGCTACCTGCTGCTGGGTTTTGCCCGCAGACTTAATTGCCTGCTTAATTCTTTGCCCTGGTGTCCTCGTTGGCATTTGCGCCTTTCCGCCGTCACCCCTGCCGGCTTCATTCAAGTGCCCTTCTTCGTGAAGGGCTAACAAATCTAGCAGCCGGAAGTAAACCGCACCGCAAGTCGGCTTTCATCATGAAACCAAATCCGCCTAAAGTTGTGGTAAGGTTTCACAATGAGCACATCGCAAGGGAGCGAGGCGACCTACACAGTGGTTGTCGCAACGAAGGTGGAACCGGACACACGGGACGCGCTGCGCCTGCTGGCCCGGTCCAATCATCGGAGCGCATCGGCTGAGGTTCGACTTGCCCTTCTCCGTCATTTGGATGCCGAAGTTGAAGCCAAGAAGGAGGCCGCATGAGCGAGTTCGACTTCACACCAATCGTCTGCCTGGTGTCGCTGATTGTTTTGACGCTGTGGATTTTGCGGCAGGTCAAAGTGTTCCACGAGGCACCGACCGAGCAGCGAATTGACCAGCGGCTCTCAGCCCGTGAGATGGAGCTGACCGGGCCTGACTACCGGGACCGCGTTGCTCCGTACTTCCGCAAGGTGTCAACCCGCAGGGAGATCGTCCGCAACATCACCGGAGCCGACTGATGGAGCTGATGATTGTGGCCGCTCTCGGAGTTGCGGCAGTCGTGGTCTACCTCATCGGAGGCAAGCACCTTGATTGACGAGATCGAAGAAGAGCTTCACAAGCGCATGGTCGAGGCAGTACAGACCGCCTGCGGAAACTTGGAAGACATGAGAATGCTGGCGCGAGACACCGCCAAGTACGTCGAGCGCAGCGGCATTCCCGGCACGTTTCACGCTGAAACCATCGGCCTGATTGAGCGGATTGAATCGCTTGAAGCCCGAATCAGTGAGTACGCCATTGAGGTGGTGGCATGAAGACCCACGAGAAGGTCATCAAGGCTCTTCACTACGGGCAGCAGTCACCCTCTGAGATCAGCGTCAACTCGCTGCTGCCAGCCACTGAGGTTGTCAGCAGTCTGCGGAAGCTCCAGAACGAGGGCATGGTGGCGTACGAAACTGACCCTGATGGGCGGCGCGTCTACTACCTGACGGGCGTGGGCATATGAACGTCGCAGACGCAAGGGTGACCGCATCTGCCTTCCATCAGTCGGGCATGTTTCCGAACATCAAGAACGAGGCCCAGGCTTACGTCTTGATTCTGGCTGGAGCGGAAATGGGAGTGGGACCGATGGAGGCGGTCAGCGGCATCACGCTCATTCAGGGCAAGCCGACC